CCAAATCTAACGTCTGGTATGTCGGCTGAGAGGGCCGCAATGATTGATTCTCCATGCGCTTTAAAGACGTTAACAACATAGTCAAACATGTAGTGGACTTCTTCACGGGACGACAGTTCCTCGAACTCTTCATGTGTGGGTATCCTCCAATCATTATCCACATCTGACCAGAAAAGGTACTGGAACCCATGCCAGAATAGGTTGTTTCGCTTATACTGCTGGCAGTGAAGCAACCAAGTAGGCTCATCCTCTTTCTCGATAGATTCCACGAGAGCGAGGAGAGCCTCCCTGATTCGATCATCCAGTGCTGTTACGTCGATGCTCATAGATTACAACTTACATTGGCGGATGAGACTTGAACGTTTCGGCTTCCTTCGCTTTAAGGTCATCGACTTCCTTGACCCTCTTAGCTGTCTCTTCTGCCCTTCGCTTGTCCGATTCGCTAAGCTGAGCCAATCTCTCCTGCTCCAGCTTAGAGTTCGCGCGCACAGAGAGTTCCTCCGCTCCAGGCTGCTCTCGACGTGCGAAAGTGGATGCTGGAGTTGGTCCCATCTTTTCCTTCATCTCTGTCAACGTCTCAATAACAGACTTGGCAGCACTTCCTTCGTCCGCTTTCACTAGCGCAGAATTGGCCAGGATTCCTGAGCTTTCCCTCAATTGATCTGAGAAATACTCGAGGAGATTCGGCTCATTTCTATGCTGATAGATGTAGTTTGCGATGGCATCGATCAGATTCGCAACACTTTGATAGGGCGAATCTGGCTCATTAGCCACTCCCTCCATTTGTTGCATGGACGCGCTCAGAGGTGGCTGTCCTTCTTTCTGATTCTGTTGAGTTTGGGTCATCTCTTTCCCTTTTTTCCTTTCTTGCTGAAACTCATGCGCTTTTCTTTCGGAGTAGCATGAATAAACTCTCTCGCTACCTCTGGAGAGGGTCCAGTTCCAGCGAGGTTTCCATGCGCTGCAGCTTGCATGAATCTATATTGTTTGCCCGATTTAGCTGGCACCTTTTTTCTCCCCTAATATCTGATCCTCTAAAGCTGGTATCTTTTCTTTCCAGTATTTTTCAACCTCATCCTCAGGCTTAGCTCCTGCTCCCCTAGCATATTTCTCTTCGAGTTTCTTCTTCATATGGGACCAGGGTTGAGGGATTTGTTGAATGGGTTGGGTTACTTTGTTCGCAGGACGAACGAATTGCTGTTGAAGTTCCCGGAGCGCGTCCTGGAGGAATCCAACTTGCATGGATAAACTCTCAATATGGACAATCCTAGCTGCACAGGCTTCGCATTTCTGGAAGGCTTCAACTCTATCTCGAAGTCCGAAAAGGGATCTGAGTTTTTCTAGCATGATGGAATTTCCTTAAAGGCCTCCTTTCTAGCTTCTCTTTGTATTCAACAGTGGTCATTGCTCGATGGAGATAGTTATAATCCTGATTCTCTGCAAACTTTGTTAGAACTTCATCCCTTCTCTGAACGACCTGCATTTGTCTTTTAGCTAAGCTATAGAATCGATCGATAGCCTTGATCCCGTATCGTCCACCATCGTAGGGATCATCTCCGGCAAATTCTGCTACATCTTCCTTCGCTTGTGCATTATCAGTGTCCGTGTTATAAACACAAAGTGGGATACACTTTATGAACTCTGGACAGACTCCATAATCTTCGATGGGATTTGACCCAAAGACTTGCAATTTTGGTAGATTATCTTCAGGAGCTTCAGGGACAAAAGCGTTCAAATACGAATTATACGCTTCTGATCCTTTATTTCGATAGATCCATTGAGCTAGATCAGGATTCAGGGTCTCCTGGGGCATCACCTTTAGAGGTTTCGGACGCCATCGGAGGTATTCTTGGAGGAGAACCTTCCCTCCCAGTCTATCATTGTCTGCTTTTCTGTATGTTATTCCTGAAACGTCCATCAATTGCTGCGCTACAGTGTGACTTACTCCTAGATTCTGCCATCCACTGGGATCTAACACGGCGTCTACTAGGTTATCTTTGAGGGAAAGTCGCCCAACCGTCGATCCCCAATCCGCAATCTTCGTTTTTACTGGCGCATACTCTCTGTATAGATACGATCGACCAGTCGGAGCAGCCGCAAACCATCCATTCCATGCCATCGCAGTGTAGCCCCAATCTGTCGCTAGGATTTTGGGCCAATATTCTGGGATATTAAACGCAGGAATTACGTGGCGCGCGTTTGGAGGTTCGTCAATGAATGGCTCCATACGCCAATCCTCGAAGACTTGCCCGGAGAATGTCCACCAGTCGCCGAGAAGTTTCGCGCGCTTCTCAGCCTCTGGGAGAGTCTCCAGTTTCTTTACGTAATTTGGATCAGCTTCCATCAGATAGGGGTTATCTGTAGCTAGAGATTGGATGAAGATTCGTTTTAATCCAGTAAATTTGTCTCGAATAATTGTTCCATATGGCGCCGGCTCGACAAATCGCTTTCTGACCCATCCGTGCCCAACGTTTCCAGGATTTGATCCAGCTCGAACAATAGTTGGGAGATTTGAATCCGAAGTTCTGATACGTGACATAGACATGTACATATATTGGAACTCAGTAAACGACGTGAGTTCGTCGAATCCTGCGTAATTGTACTCTGTCGTGTCGTATCTTCGGATATCAGACTCATGTTCTGCATAACCAAAGTCCATGATTGCTCCAGAGGGCCATTTCCATCGGCGTAACTGCTTGTTGTATTCTCCCCCAGTTCCTTTGTAGAATCCGTCACTTTCACTCCTTAAAATCAAAGACTTTTCTAGCTCTGGATACGTTCGTCTGAATAGAATCCCCTTGAATCTCGGAGCTTCGTAGAAACGTCTGAAGATGGGTAGCATCAAGAGAAGTTCAGACTTCCCTCCTCCTGCTGCACCTCCATAGAAAGCCTCAAATACGCTGTCCGGGATAGAAGCAAACTCCTCCTGGCGTTTCGTTGGTTTCCAGATTCTCTCGTTGGCTTCTATCATTTCTTGACTTTTTGCCCGGTAGATACGCTACGCTAGCTCTTCCACGCTTTTTAGCTCTTCCACGCTTTTTGCCCGGTAGCTTTTTAGCTCTTCCACGCTAGCCTTGGATCATGAAAGATCCAGTCAAGCACGCTAAGCCTAGAGAGATTAGGTCCACTCTAGGCCAACCGATCTTTATGGCAGATAAGACGAAAAGAATTAGCGCAATCAACAGTAGAATCAACCGACCGTTGATGACCATTTATGGTTCCTTTCAAACACGCGCTCTGGTTAGCCTAAGAAGATACAGAGAAAGGCAATCTCCACTCCCTAACAGACACCGGTCTGGAGGGGGGAACAATTATCTCTCCAGCTTCGATACACTCAGGACAAACTAAGAGTGCGCGAATGGCTACGTATTCTGGAACTTCATTCGATACCGTTTTTCCACAAAAGAAACAGCGTAACCTTTGCATTCCTTTCACTCCGCCCACTTTCCACTCTGGATGAATCGCCTCAATCTACGGCGTAGCTTACGCTTGATGTATCCTGTCGGCTTATCAAAGTCCTGATTCTTTGGTCTATAACGATGAGTGATAAGCACGATATATTCTGCCGTTTCCGTCAAGCCCCCGGAACGGCCCCGCCGGCTTGGGGGCTAGGCCTTACCCTTCGCCCCACCCTTGGCTTGCCGCTTCAGCCTTGGGGCGTTTGCGGCCCCGCGCTGGCCCTTTCTTGCGGCGGGCGCACCCTCCTGTAGGGGCGCCTTTCCAGGGATTATATTTTCCTTTTTCATGATACAATTTCCCCGTTTATCTACTTATTCAGAACACGACCAGTGAGACTTCCGGGTCGTTGGCCGGCGGGAATATCTCCTGATTCTTCAAATCCAAGATTCGCTTGCTCTCCAGGTTTCTTAGGTTCTGCGGGGCGCGTGTCTTTATGTTTCGCGTTAATCTCTTCCACTTCAGACTTGGTAACGTTAGAGGTGGGTCCCTTCAAACCTGGTGTTGAAAGAGACTCAGCAACATCCTCAGAACGCATCAGAGGATCAGGATTCGTGAAGATTCGATCTTTGGGTTGTGGGGGAACTTGAAACTCTACGGGAATATCGGGCGGTGGAGGAAGGAATACATCTCCTCGATTCTCTTCCAATGGCGGGGGAGGAGTGGTTCGGGGAGGAGCGGAGAACTTGTCGTATAGTTGGGTTACCTTCGGATCATCTTTCTGTTCTGTAGCATTTCCGATGATCCCTGGGCGCATCCACTTTGGAAGATCGCCCACTTTCATTTCATTCACTTTGTCCCATTGCTCCTTAGTGATCTGTTTATGTTCCTCTTCGTCTTGAGGTTGATTCTCCGGCGACTTTCTCGCCTTATCTTCTTCAGATTCCTTGGACGAATCAGTCCCCAGCTTTTTCTGAATCAACTGAGAAATCCTAAACTCATCTGACGCATCAGAGAGATTCATTTTCCCAATTCCAGCGAGTCCACGCGCGCCAGATTTCGTCATCTCTACGGCGATTGACGCCTGCTGACTTGGATGGTCGGAAACTGTTTTGGCATATTCGATGCTTCGATCTGCCAGTTCTTCAAGAGAGCGATTCATTTCTTCAGCGACTTGATTCATTTGCCTCTCCTATTTAATCTTTCTAACATCCGCCCTTGAATACCAATCGGATGCACACAATGGCTAAAATTGCTGTCTAGAGCCTCCCGGATAACTTCAACCCATTCCCCATCAAACTCAACCTCTACGATGGCATAATTGCCTACACGTCTAAGCCATATTGGGCCATACCCAGTAGCGTGTTGTGCGATTTGTTGTTTCTCTCCTGGAGTGCTCATACATCAACTACTTTATATTTATCCTCAGTTTTCCGTTCCGGTGAATATACCACGATGTTCGTAGTATTCCCAAAGTTAGTCACATTTTCACGCATTAATTGAGAAACGCGCGCCATGTTGGTTGACACTGCACTCAGATCACGCGCTGATATTCCTTCCATCTTATCGTCGTCGAGTAGGTCCAAAGAGCGCATCAGTTTATTCAGCGCGAGATCTTCGATGCTCAATCTCCGTTCCTGAACGGCTTTCGCGCGCTCAGAGTTAGCTGGTCGACCTCCAACCTTTCCACTAACCGCCTGCTGGACAGTAGGGACAGAAATATCAAATGCTTTTGCTACAGAGTGGAAGGTATTTAGTTCTCCAAGGAAACCCACGACTTCGCGGATCGGCTCAGGAATATTCGGTTTCCCTTCTCTGTGCGCGTGTCGAAGTTCTTTGTGGATTACTCCATCTTTTTCCTTAGCTTCTTTAAGATTACGCCCCAAATCAGCCAGGTTAGATTTAGAGTTCAATCGTCGATTTAATTCCTCAGCATCTATTCGCATATCTTTTAACCTCCTAGATAAAAGTGGTGCAAGATAGAAAACGATCACACCATAGGGGGTCTTCGCGTCTTGAGCTTAACATGAAAGCGCCTAAAAGTCAAGAAAAGTTTTTCGTTTGAAATCAACAACTTAGCGGGAAAAAGTTCGTTCGCCGTTTCTTCGGGTGGAATATATTATGGAACCTTAAATATATGGGACCCTAAAGTATATATCCATAGTTTGGGACAAATTGATTTATGATAAATATAGTTTGAGACAAATGCAATCCACTGGCCACAAAAAGGGGACCCTCTGGGACGGGATACCGGGGGGCCAGCTACTTGATATCAAGATATCTAGACAAGAAAAAAGCCCTAGTCTTTCGACCAGGGCTTGTGGACACGCGGGTTGTGTGGGTTGGGCTAGTAGTTGTTGGGTTCGCTCATGTCAACCCAGGCCGTGGCGCGGGAAGTAACCGTGACACGCGCTCTACCGCGCCCGTCAAAGGTTATATTCAGCGACTTCACCTCTTGGTTGCCGCTAGATTGGGCCATCCCCTGCGCGACTTGAGC